TCCCGATCGTTCCTCAGATCCCTACGCGAATCCATCACTGACCTACCTTCCCGCGGGCAGAACCGGGCATTCCGCGCCCGTCCTCCCGCTGTCGCTTGAGCCGTTCGCTGTCATCGTACTGCAAACAGCATCGTCCGAACAGGGATTGAGCTTGAGCGATTCGCCCGGGCTTGATCCCTCGGCCGAGTGTTCTCGAACGGGGGAAGATTCGGCCGCGATCCGCCCGGGCAAGCCAAGCCCGGCCCGGCCCGGCGCCTAGCCGCACCGGCAAATCCCTAGGTCGAGGGATTGACCTTCCCGGGCGCAATCCCTCGTTCGAGGGTTCTCGCATCCCTAACTCGGGTGTCCCTCGAAAGGGGGATGCCGCCGCCGCGCGGCCGGACTCGCCTGTGATTTTTTTGGTGTTTCGGCTAGGTGTGGGCCGGTGTCACGCTGGCACTATGGTGTCAGTTTGGTACTATTTCGGCATGGCTGGTTTGACGACGAGGCTTCCCGCGGATTTGCATGAGGCGTTGCGCGAGTCGGCCCGTGTTTCGGGTCGGTCGTTGAACGCGGAGATTGTGTGGAGGTTGCGGGGGAGCTTCAACGGGGCGCCGAGTGGCGTCGTGCAGGATGCGGGCGCGGAGGGTGTGGATTCGCCCGGCCGTGACTCGACGGTTAGCCGGGTTTTTGCCCGGCGTGGCTCATAGCCGAGGGAGGTGATGACAGATGGATGGTGGGAACGGGCATGTCGATTCGACGACGGCGCAGAGGGCGTTGAAAGCCCTTGACCTGATCGGGTGGGGTTGGCATGTGGACGACGCTCGTGCGGAGGCCGCTGTCGGCTCCAAGGCGATCGAGAAGATGCGCGGCGTGCTGCGCCGTCGGCCTGATCTGGAGCAGCCGTTACGGAACGGTGATCTCAGCCTGAACGCGGCTATGGCCGAGGCGGGGTTTCATCAGAAACAGAGCGACCTGGCGTTGGGGCAGGCGTTCGGGAAGGGCGACAGGTGGCGGGAGGCGTCAGAGCCGCTGGTTCGCTACCTGAACGGGTGGGCGCTTCGCGGGATGGAGTTCCGCCACCTGAACCCGCAGCAGGCCCGCAAAAGGATCGAACGGATCGAGATCCTGGAGGGGCTGCTGGCCGAAATGAAGAACGATCTGACCACCAGAGGCGTCCGCGCAAGCCTGTCGGCGCCGAGAGCAACAAGGGAGAGACACGATGCATGAATGGGACGGCAAGTTCGAGTTGGTCGATCCGAAGTCGATCCTGATCGACCACCAGTACCAGCGCGGCGAAAAGGCGTCGCTGATCGACGCGATCGCCCAGAACCCGAAATGGGAGGTGTTCGGCGTCATCGTCTGCTTCTCCCGCAAACGGGACGGCAAGACCGCCTACTACTGCGTGGACGGCCAGCAGCGTCTCGCCGGGGTGGCCCGCTCGCCGGAGCCGCCGCAGAAGGTCCCGGTGATCTCGTTCGCCCTCGAAGGGGTGCGCGAGGAAGCCGAGGTGTTCGTCCGCATCAACGAGTACCGCAAGTCGCTGTCGGCGCTGGAGAAGCACACCGGCAAGATCGTCGCCAAGGACCCGGCGGCGCTGACGATCGAGAAGGTCGCGGAGTCCGTCGGCTACACGATCGGCAACCACTACAACAAGTTCTCGGACAGCCGCACCATCCAGGCGGTCGCGTCCCTGAACCGCGTCTACAACCTGATCGGGGAGGAAGGACTGGAACAGACGCTCGTCCAGATCCGCGACTCCTGGCCCGACGACCGCGGCGCGATCGAGTCGAGCATGATCGTCGCGATCGGCAACCTGATCGGGGAACTGATGTCGAACGACAACGGCGGCGGCTACTCGCGCCCGAAGCTGACCAAGGCACTCGGCTCCGTCAGCCCCGCCACCATCCACCGCAAGGCGGAAGCTCTACGCTTCGACATGGGTGGCTCCGTCCAGAAGAACATGCGTCGCGCGATCAAAGCACTCTGCAAGGTGTAAAGACTCGGGCGTGGGCGACCTGGCCGTAACGGGCACTGCCACAGCAGCACCTAGGTCCTACCGTGGTGAAAGAGGGGAGTCTTTTGGTAGGGGCGTCCCCGTTCCCGTGCGCCCGTGAGCAAGGCCCGCAAACCCTTCTGCGCTGACTGCGGAACACTCAGGTGTCACGTAGTCAGCCAGGAGGGCGGCGGGATCGTCTGGCTTTGCGGATCGTGCGAAATGATCCGCGCAAACCCCCAGGTGGAGAGGGCGACCCACCCCCCCGGGTTGCCCGCCACCTGGCCGAAGCGGCGCACACGCAAGCCGCAGGGAGAGAGCCTTTTCTGATGAGCGCAGTCTGCAAATCGTGTGGCGCCGAGATCGTCTGGGCGAAAACGATCAAAGGACGCCCAATCCCGCTCGACCGGGCGCCGTCACAGCGCGGCAACGTTGTCCTCTCCGACGAAGGAACCGCGCTCGTCTACAACAGCCCCGGGGCGATCGCACCCCGCTACCAGGACAGCCCCCGCTACCTGTCCCATTTCGCCACCTGTCCCGATGCCGACGAACACCGCAAATGAACACGACCGTCTGGAAATACCCGCTCAAGCTCGTCGTCGAGCAGACAATCGACGTGCCGCTCGGCGCCGACGCCCTCTGCCTCCAACTCCAGGATCGGACGCCCTGCCTCTGGGTGGCCGTCAACCCGGACGAGAAGAAAACGCTGCGGACGATCAAGCTGGTCGGGACCGGGATGCCGGAACTCGACACGACCACGCACTACCTCGGCACCGTCCAGTTGGACGGCTACGTGTGGCACTACTTCGAGGTGGGCGGTCTGTGAGGGTGATCGTCTGCGGCTCCCGGGGCTGGACGGACGCCGCGCCGATCTACGACCGGCTCAGCAAGTTTCCCCCCGGGACGTTCATCATCCACGGGGGCGCGAAAGGGGCGGACATCATGGCCGACCGGATCGCGCTAGCTCTCGGCCTGCCTGTCGAAGTTCATCTAGCCAACTGGAATGTCCACGGCAGGCGGGCCGGGATCATCCGTAACGAAGAAATGGCCCTCGCGGGGGCCGATCTCTGCCTCGCTTTCTGGGATGGACAATCTCGGGGTACTCGTGACATGATCGACCGTGCAGGTAGGCACGGCATCAGTGTCGAAATCACCGAGTACGGAGGGAGAGAAGATGCAGCGGGGCGACTACGCCGCGGTAGCGGTCTGGGTGATGATCGCGTTCGGCCTGGCGGCGTTCTGGGCCGGGGTCGGATGGGGCATCCACGAGGCACTGGCGGGCAACCCGAAGCCTGATCCGCCCCACGTCGTCTGCGACGAGTCCTACCCACCGAAGCCGCACATCGGCACCGCGATCATCTGCCACTCAGAGCCGTGAAAGAGGGTGACTTCCAAGCCCAGGTGATCGCTATGGCCGAACGGTTCGGCTGGCAGGTCTGGCACGTCCCCGCGCCGATGGTCTGGCGCTCGAAAGAGAAGAAATGGGTGCCCTCGCCGCAGGGCGCCGGACTGCCCGACCTGATAATGCTCCACGACGACCCGCCCCGGCTCGTGTTCATGGAACTCAAGGCCGAGCGGGGCAAGCTCACCGACCGCCAGGTGGAGTTCCTGAAAGCCGCCAGGGACGTTGCCGAGCGGTCTTACCGCTACCCCGATCTGGAAGGGGAGATCGGCAGCTTCGACCCGATGGAGCGAACGATCGGCGTGTTCGCCTGTTGGCCCGAGGACATGGAGCGGATCGAACAGATGCTCCGTAGTCGCAACGTCGCCTGACCGCTACCATCGACGGGCAGGCGGACGAGGGGACGCCAGGAGGGGGATACTCTCTCCCTTCGCCCTTCTGGGATTCCGTCCCTCGTCCGCCGTACACTTCGCGCGGTGAAGCACGTCTCGGAGATCACCGAGGACGACAAGGCCGAGTTCCTGGACCTGCTCCGCGACGGCCTCGATCCCGGGTCGGCCGCGCACGCGATTGGTACGACCGGCACGCAGATGCGGAAGATGCGCCGGTCGCACTCCGTCTGGTTCGACTCCGAGTTCGCGGACGCCTGCGCGGTTGCAGAAGCGTCGCCGGAGGCGACCCTGACGAAACGGGAACGGCTGGAGGAAGCGTTCTGGCTTGCCGTCGAGAAAGGCGAGAAGTGGGCGATCGAGAAAGGTTTGTACGCCTACCACCCGGACTTCGAGCATCTGCGCCACACCAACCTGCGCGTGTCCGGCGAGATCATGGTCGCGGCTCGGGCGCTTCTGCCCCACCTGACCGACAACGAGATCGAACAGCGGATCGCTGAGATCGAAGCGAAGGAAGCCGACGTGATCGAGATCAAGCCTCGCGCCGAACTCCCCACGGCGGGTTGACGGCCGCACCGGAGATTCCGAAGGAACTCCTGCTCGCAGAGCTTGAGCGGCGCCGCTTCAAAGAGGACGCCGCCGAACTCCAGACTGATCTGCGCCGCTTCGGTGAAGAAGCGTGGAAGCAGATCAAGCCGATCGAGCGGTACAAAGGCAACTGGCACATCCACGCGATCTGCGAACACCTCCAGGCCGTCTCAGCCGGGGAGATCACCCGCCTGCAAATCTGGGTGCCGCGCGGAACGATGAAGTCGCTGAACGTCAGCGTGTTCTGGCCCGCCTGGGAATGGACGACGCAGCCCTGGCTTCGCTACTGGACAGCCGTCTACGAACTCGGCCTCGCCGGGCGGATCGCGGGCATGTCCCGCAACATCATCCTGTCCGAGTGGTACCAGCAGCGGTGGGGCCACCTGTTCCGGCTGGTCAAGGACGGCGAAAAATACTTCACCAACGACAAGGGCGGCACGAGGCTCGCGACCGCGCCCGGATCTACCGCGCTCGGAGAACACGGCCACCGGATCATCATCGACGACCCGATCAACGCGCTCGCCGCCGATGCCACCTCCCGTGTCGTCCTCGACGCGACGAACGAGTGGTACGACGCGACCGTGGAGGGAAGCAAGGCCGACCCGAAAGCGACCGCGATCGTCATCATCATGCAGCGCCTCCACGAGAACGACCTGGCGCAGCACGCCTATAACAAGGAACCGTCCGAGTGGACGATCCTCTGCCTGCCGGAGCGGTACGAACACGACCATCCGTTCGTCTGGCACCTCGACCCCCGGGAAATTGACGGCGAGCTTCTGTGGCCCGACCGGCGCGGCGAGAAAGAATCGGACGCCCTCTCGCGCGAGCTAGGCCACCGCGCCTCCGGTCAGATGCAGCAGCGTCCCTCGGCCCGCGAGGGCGACATCCTGAAACGGTACTGGTGGCGCTTCTACCACCCGCATCTGTTCACCGACGACCGGCACAAGACACGCCGCCCCCGTTTCGCGATGGTCGTCCAGTCGGTTGATACGCCGCTCAAGGACAAGGACGCGAACGACATGGTGTCGATCCAAGCCTGGGGCGTCGCCGGAGGCGACCGCTACCTGCTCGACATCCGCACCGGGCACATGAACCCGTACCAGGCGAAGCGGGCGATCGTCGAGCAGTACGAATGGCTCAAGAGCATGTTCCCCCGGGCCGCGCGGCACGTCCTGATCGAGAACGCAGGCTACGGCGTCGAGTTGATCGAAGAACTCAAGCGCGAGATCACCGGAGTCCACAAGATCACCCGCGCCCGCGACGGCGACAAGGTGCTGCGAGCCGAAAAGGCCGCGGCAGCCCTGGAAACCGGCAACTGCTGGCTGCCCGGCTTCCGCGAGGGCAACGACGAGATGTCGATGCCCGACGACGCCCGCAACGCCGCCGAGATCAACTCGTTCATCGACGAACTCGCCTCGTTCGACAAGGGCCGCTACGACGATCAGGTGGACGCCTGGTCGCAGGCGATGAACTGGCTCTCCACCAAGACGGTGCGCGAGCCGCGCGTCTACTCGTCCTTCGCACAGTGATCCATCTCCTGATCCCCGTCCTTGGACGCCCCCAGAACGCGCAACGGCTCGCGGACTCGATCGACGCGGCCACCATCGAGCCGCATCTGACGATTTTCCTCGCGACCCGCTACGACCGGCCCGAGATCGAGGCGTGCAAGGCCACAGGCAAGCCAGTGTTCCTCGTTGACCCCGGCCCGTGCGAGTACGCCCGCAAGATCAACCACGGAACCGGCTGCGCCCTCGGCGTCCCCGATTTCTTCTTCCTCGGGGCAGATGACCTCCGCTTTCACCCCGGATGGGACACGGCGGCGCTGCGCGTCTGGGAGCAGACCGGCAAGGGCGTGATCGGAACGAACGACCTCGGCAACGCGACCGTGATGCGCGGCGACCACGCCACCCACTCGCTCGTCCACATCACCTATCTGGAGCAGGGCACGATCGACGAGCCGGGCAAGCTGCTCCACGAGGGCTACGACCACAACTACGTGGACACCGAGTTCATCGGTACCGCCATGAGCCGGGGCGAGTGGGCGTTCGCGGCCGATTCGCACGTCGAACACCTCCACCCGTTCTGGCAAAAAGGGCCGGATGACCTGATATACAAGAAAGGCCGCAAGACGGTGAACAAGGATCACCGGACGTACAACCAGCGCCAGCGGCTCTGGTCTTAGAAGGGAGAGAAAAGTGATCGTCAAGACGTACCTGGTCCTTGGCCAGAACCCGAACAACGGCAAGGTGAGCGTGCGCCGGGCGGTGTCTCGCTACCCGGGCCTCGACTGGAACGAGGCCGTGGTCGAGCTTCACCTGGAGATCCCCGACGACACCTTCGACGCGCCGCTGTTCACCGTCGAAGTGGACAAGCGCCACCTGGAGGTGTCGATCGAGCCGCAGGAAGTCGAGCAGTAGTGTCCTCGCTGCTGCTGGCGCCGCACGCCGACGACGAAACGCTGTTCGCGTTCTACGCCTTGCTCAGAGACGGGGCGGATGTCCTCGTCTGCCTAGAACCAGGACAGGAACGGCGCCAGGAGCTTGAGGCGGCGATGAAGATCGCGAATCGCGGATGGGCGGTTCTTGAGCCGTCACAGCCAGAAAAGAACCCGGACTGGACCGTGATCGGGGATGCGATCTGGGAGTACGCCCAAGCCTACGAGACGATCATCGCCCCGGCGTTCGAGGGCGGCGGGCACGAGCATCACAACTGCGTCGCCGCGATCGCGGCCACACTGGCGAAGCCGGTCACGGCGTACTACACCTACGAGCGGGGTCAGGCGCGGACGGCGCGAGGCATGTACGTCGTCGCCTCAGCAGCCGAACGGGTGCTGAAACGCCGGGCGATGGACTGCTACAAGAGTCAGATCGCCCGCGAGGACACCGCGCCCTGGTTCAAGGCCGGGTGGCAGGTCGAATACGTGGAGCTTCCGTCATAGCCGGGACGATCGTCATCGACATCGGATGCGCCACGCAGGAGACGGAGGAATCCGTCCATCGGCTGATCGAGGGCTTCTACCCGGACGTGCTGTTCGGCTTCGACCCGGAGTGCGACCCGGGAATGGAGATCACCCAGAACAAGCGCAAGCAGACGATCATCTTCCGTTCCCAGATCGCCGCCTGGACGTTCGACGGCTTCATCTCGTTCCGACGTGACGGCATCTGCTCAGCGGTCGTCCAGGACGCCGAATCGTCCGAGGCGGTGCCCTGCTTCGACCTGTCCGACTGGCTGCTGACTCTGCCGCTCGAACAGAACAAGGTGATTCTCAAGCTCGACTGCGAGGGTGCCGAGTACCCGCTGCTCGCGCATATCCACACACGCCACATCGACCGCCTACTCGATCTTGTCCTCGTCGAGTGGCACGAGGGCCACGACCCGGAGGGCTTCTACTACGGACACGGCTGGCAGACGATTCGCCCGGAGCTTGACTGCCCGGTGCAGAACTGGTGAAAGGGCCGGTTCACTTCATCCACCTCGGAGGGGCGCTCGTCTGGCAGAACCTCCGTGCCGTCGTCACCGCCCACGTCCACGGCGGGCCGATCTGCTGGTGGGGCGTCGATCCGCGCGAAGTGCCCGGGAATGTCGAGTACGAACACATCCGGCTTCCCCGCTGGCAGCGTGACCATCCGGTGCAACTCGCGAACGTCAAGGACTTCTACGCCTATTCGATCCTGCACGAACACGGCGGCATCTACCTTGACATGGACACGATCAGCCTGCGGCCCGCCTGGGACCTGCTCACCGCCGACGTGTGTCCGGCCACCGACTTTCCCGACACGGACACGTCGCACCCACGCCACAACACGTTCGCGCTGCTCGGCCGGAAGGGCGCCCCTGTTCTACGGGAGCTAGCGGGCGCCGCCGAAGATTTGCTCCGCGAGGGCTGCTCCGATTGGGGGGCGCTCGGGCCGAGTCTCATCAGCGCGTTCATCGAGGCCGACCCGGCGCCCTTTTCCCCTTCGCCCTATCTCAGCCTGAGCGGGTGGAGCTACCACACGATCGACGACTACTACCGAGAGCCGCGTGACCCCGGTGAGCCATGCCGCGTGATTCACCTCTATTCGTCTGACCATCCTGAGTGGCTGGAGGACCGATGGATGCCGACGACGTAACGGCCGTTATCGTAACGCGCGGCGACTGCGACATCGAGCCGATCCTGGCCTCGTTGATCTTCGACAAGGTGTGCATCTGGGACAACAAGGTCGCGAAGGACCTAGGCGCTTACGGTCGCTACGAAGCGATCGCCCACTTCGTTCACACGAATGTCGTGTACGCGCAGGACGACGATTGCGTTGTCGCGCCAGAGGACCAGTATCGCCTCATCGACGCCTACGAACCCGGAACGCTTACCGCTCTCATGCCAGCGGAGCGCACCGATTATCACGACACAGTGCTGATTGGATGGGGGTCGATCTTCGACCGGGCCATGCCCGCGCTCGCTTTCCAGAAGTGGATTGAGGCTGGACATGAGATCGAGTCACGCGAGTTCCGAGTCGTAGGCGCCGACTTCGTGTTCCCGATCCTGTCGAAATGGAAGCGCCTGGACGCGGAGCATGTCGATTTGCCCCAGGCGTCCGCGGACAACCGCACCTGGGCGAGCTTCCTCAACTACGGCCAGATCAAGCAGGCGTTCCTACGCGAAGGGAGACGGATACGTGACGGAGATTGAGACGGTCGATCTGCTCTGCGAATTGCTCTACACCGGGGAGCCGTTCGTCCATGTCCGCTTCGGTGACGGCGACGTGATGTTCGCGACCGGCACCGGGTCGAAGATCACCGGGGACGGGGAGGAATGGTGTCAGGAGCTTGCCGACGTGCTGCTGCTCGCCTGGCGTTCCCTAGCCGTCCCGAAGCATCTTCTCCTGGGCGATCTCCGCACCTACGCCGTCTCCGACGGGGTGGAGGAACAGTGGGACGACCTGCTCGAAGAACTCCACCGCCAGCGCAGCGCCCCGTACACGTTCGTCCACATGGAGGCTTTGCGGGTCGGCTTCGGCCACGCGCTGCCCTTCTACGAGGCGGTCAGGAGCGACGAGCGGAGCAAGGTGTTCGTCGGGCCGATCCGGCTGCGGCCGATCTCGAAGCGGCTCGGCTGCGACCACCTGTCCGTTCCGCTTCATGTCGCCTGGGAGTTCGGCACCGTCGCCTCCACGATCGGGAGCATCATCGGCAACCAGTACGAGGTGGCCCTGTTCGCGGCGGGGCGCGGGGGCAAAATCATGCAGGCGCAGTTGGGCATGGTCGCGCCGGATTTGACCCAGATCGACGTAGGCTCCGGTGTTGACCTGCTGATCGACGACGGCGTGCGCCGGGGCACCGACATGCACGTAAGCCGGACGAAGATCATGGAGAAGTACCGGGCGGTGGGCCTGTGCCCGTGACAGACATCCTCTATCTGACTTGGAACCGACGGGAGTTCACTCGGTTCAGCTTGCAAATGCTCCTGGACAATACGGACTGGAGCCAGGTGCGGAACTTCATCATCCACGACGACGGCTCCGACTTCGAGGAACGGACTGTTCCGGTGATCTACGAATTGCTCGGGGGCTTCAAGGGCAAGTGCGATCTTGTCGTCTACGAGCGTCCGTGGGGAGAGCGCCTGGGATCGCCGCCAGCGGTGATGAATTGGTACATCGACAACTTCGGTGACTCGGAGCGGTTCGCGAAGATCGACTCCGACATCGTGGCCCCCCCTGAGTGGCTGGACGCGCTGACCGGCGTCATGGACAGGAACCCGAAGGTTGACCTACTCGGCTTCGAGGCGGGACGGATCGGGCCTCCCGGCCACAACGGGGCGCCCTGGGATTGGGATCGACCGCTCGACGGCTACGAGTTCGAGAAGGGATCGCACATCGGTGGCGTCGGCCTGATGAAAACGAGCGTGTTCCAGAAGCACCCTGCGCTGGAGGAAGGTGAGGGCCGCTTCGGCTTCACCGGCTGGCAGCACGAATACAAGGATGTGGTTCGTGGCTGGATCGCCCCCGATCTGCTCGTGTCCGAGTTGACCCGGATTCCGTTCGAGCCGTGGGTGTCGCTCAGCGCCGAGTACGCAGCGAGGGATTGGGAACGTCCGTGGCCGAAATATCACCCTCGGTGGCGTTACTGGTGGTCATGGTGGCCCGAGGATTCGTTGAAGGGTGAGCGGCGTGCGGACTGAACCCGAGCGATTCTGGGCGAAGGTGGATCGTCGCGAACCGGAGGAATGCTGGCTGCGCTCAGGAGCCGCGCACGGCCAGATGGGCTATGCGGCTTTCAAGCCGACCGGCTGGCGCGTGCCGATGGGTGCTCACCGCTACTCCTGGCTGCTGCATTTCGGGGAGATTCCGGCGGGGAGCTACGTTCTACACATCTGTCACAACCCGCGCTGCGTGAACCCGGGACATCTGTACCTCGGGACGCACGCCGAGAATATGCGCGACATGGTAGTGAGCGGGCGAAGCGCGGCCATTAGCGAATCGAACCGGCGTCGGAAGGGAGAGAAGCGTGTCTAACTGGTGGTCGTGGTGGCCGAAGTCCTGATCCGCCAGGTTTGCCGAACGGGCGTCCAGACGGTCGAGCGAGAAGGTGATCGCTACTTCGTCACCTTGAAGAACCGCACGAACAACACGCGCATCGAAGTACCGATCGAGACGGCCCGCCGCTACTGCCGGGAGATGTCCAGATGAAGCTCGCCGCCAGCATGGTCGTGAAGAACGAACTCGGCCGCTACCTGCCCGAGTGCATCGGCCACCTCCGCGAGTTCTGCGATCTGGTCGTCGTTCTCGACGACGGCTCCACGGATCGCACAGGAGAGTGGCTGGACGACAACACCGACGAGATGATGGTCGTGCAGCACCTCGACCCGTCCGACGGCTTCTTCTCCGGGCACGAGGGGCGTAAGCGGAACGAGCTTCTGCGCTTCACCCTCAACCAGCTTCCCGATTGGGTGCTGGCGATCGACGCCGACGAGTTCATCAGCGACGGCCAGGCCGTCCGCGACTATTGCGCCGGGCCGCGTGAAGTGGGGACTCTGGAGATGGAGGAAGTCTGGAGGTGCGACAAGAAAGGCATGCAGCTTCGGATGGACGGCGGCTGGCGTCCGCACCCGGTACCGTCGCTGTGGAGTGCCCGGCTGTCCGGGAGACGCGGCCAGGCGCTCCACATCCCCGATCGCGCTCTCGCCTGTGGCCGTGAGCCGGACGCCGTTCGGCGGCTGTTCGGCCGGGCACGATCCACCGGCTCGTCGATCCTGCACTTCGGGTGGGCGAAAGAGGCAGACCGGCAGGGCCGGTACGATCGCTACGTCAAGGCCGACGGCGGGCAATTCCACGCTAACGCTCACCTGGAGTCGATCATGTGGCCGGACGAGAAGGTGCGTCTCCAGGAACGGGTGTGGCCGACCGACCTCAAGCGGTTCCGCGACCAGATCGTGACCGATGCAAGTTCCTGACTGGTACGCCTTATTACTACTGGCGCTTGCCGCCTACCGGACGTGGAAGCTGCTCGCGGAGGACACGATCCTCGACTTCGCCCGCGATCGGATGGGCTACGGCCTCAAGTTCCTCAAGTGCCCGTGGTGCCTCGGCTTCTGGATCGCCGTTGCCTGGTGGGGCGCCTGGCAGGCGTGGCCGCACGGCACCCTGATCTCAGCGACCGTCATGGCCCTGTCGGCGATCGTCGGCGTTCTCGGATGGGCGATCGACTAGCTCCGTCCGACGTTAGCGCCTACACTACGCGGCCATGAGCGCCGTCCGTTTCGGGTGCGGGTGTGGCAAGCGCCGCCCGCGGCCCGAATCCCCCACACCACCGAAGTAGGCCACTCTGGGCATCTGGCGCCGGAATCCCCGTTCGAGGATTTCTTCGGCCAACCTGCTCACCGGCAACTCGACTGACGCCGACCAGTGGGATATGGAGGGCTGGCAGCAGCGTGCCCTCCAGGTCTACAAGAACGTCGGGGAAGTCAACTTCTCCGCGAAGTTCTACGCCCGGATGCTCGCCCGGATTCGCATCTTCCCGGTGGAGATCAACGAGGACGGCACTCAGGACGCGATCGAGTCGGGTGTGCCGATGCAGCTTCTCGACCGCATCCAAGACCCCGGGGGCGGACGCAAGCGCATCCAGTACGACTACGGACGCCTGATGATGGTCACAGGCGAGGGTGCCCTGTTCGGGTCGTATCTCGAAACCGACCGGGAGCGTTGGCGCTTCCTCTGGCGGCAGGAACTCATCACCGACCCCTCCACGAAGGTCACATACCGGCGCGACGCGAAAGGCCAGCGCAGCAACGAGTCCGGCGTCGCCTACCGGATGTGGACACCCTCCCCGGAGAACTCATGGCGGGCCGACTCGCCTCTGCGCGGCGTCCTCGACGTGGCCGACGAGCTTGTGCTGCTCACCGCCGCCGTTCGCGCGACGGCCGTCTCCCGGATGCTGAACGGGATGCTGCTGATGCCGTCGGAGATTTCGCCGCCTCCGGCCGAAGTCGGAGACGACGAGGACCCCCAGGTGTCGCCGTTCCTCCAGATGCTCACGAAGCACCTCCAGGCGCAGCTTGACGACCCGTCGTCGGCCGCGGCCAAGTCGCCGTTCCTGCTCGAAGCCGCCTACGAGTATCTGGATCAGGTCAGGTGGATGCAGATGCACGACCCGCAGTCGGACTACCTGGAACGTGACCTACGCATCGAGGCGATCAAGCGGGTCGGATTGGGCATGGATATGCCCCCGGAAGCACTCGAAGGGTTCTCGAACACGAACCATTGGGCGGCGCAGCAGATCCAGTGGGATATGTGGCGATCGCACGGGGTTCCGATCGCGGACCAGTTCGTGACCGATCTAAATCAGGTCTACCTGCGCCCGGCTCTCATGGCGGCAGGCGAGGACCCGACGAACATCGGCATCGGCTACGACGACTCGCTCGTGGTGATCTCGCCCGACCAGACCGCCGTCGCGGATCAGGCGATGGATCGCGCGGCGATCAGCTTCGAGGGGTACCGGAAGATGAAGGGCATCCCGGAGGACTACAAGCCGTCCGAGGACGAGCAGAAATTCGTGTTCGGCCTCAAGACGCGGGATGCGACCGTGGCCGGGCTGGAGGAACAGGCGCCGCCCGTGCATGGACCGACGGCACCGCCGCAAGTCTCTCCCACGGGACTCTCCAACGTGCCGCCGCAGCCGACAGACGGCAGGGTTGTCTCCAGACAGGAGGCTCGTGTGGCTTCCATCGTCGGAGCGGCGAACCTGGCAATCCGCCAATGTCGGGCGAAAGCGGGTGCGCGTTTGCGGCAGCGCACCCGCAACTGTGACCAGTGCCAGCAGGACATCGACAAGATGGAGAACGCGCTGGTCGCTTCGACGCTCGGAATCGACGCTCTCAGGATCGCGGGCATGAACGACCCGATCGCGCTCGTCCAGGGAGGGACAGCCGACTTCCGCTCCATGCTCCAGGAGTGGGGAATCGACGACCAGAACTCGGGAGTCTTGTGCGAGCGGGTCGAAGCATTCGCCGCGCAAACGCTGTTCGACATGAACACCCCGGAGGTTCCTCCTGGATTCGCAGCGCACGTCGAACACGCGCTGGAGGTGGCCGACCGTCATGCCGTGGTCAGTTGAGCGCCGGGATGGTCAATACTGCGTTGTCAAGCAGGGTGACACGTCGCCTGTTCCTGGTGGATGTCACGCGACTCGTGAGGCTGCGATCAAACACCAGCGGGCTCTCTACGCCAACGAGCCGTCCATGACCGCCGCAGCGATCGCACCATTGAAGCCGCCGCGCGACTGGTTTGACCGGCCGGAGCCGGATCACCCGGAACCCCTGACGATCGACCCGGATGGGCGCGTCCACGGGCACCTTGCCCTCTGGGATGCTTGCCACACCGGGTTCCTGAACGGCCCGCTCTCGGAGTGCGTCAAGGCGAAGCCGTCCAGGTCGGGTTATCAGGGGTTCCACCTCGGAACGATGGAGACTGCTGAGGGGGAGATGGTGCCGGTCGGGAAGGTCGTCTACGGCGGGCCGCACGCCTCGCTGACGGCCGGGCTGCTGGAGGCGCGAGCGCACTACGACCGGACGAGTTCCGTCGGTGCGTTCGTCCGTGCGCGTGACGGCAAGCACGGCATCTACCTGACCGGCGCCGCCCGACCAGACCTCACCCCGGAGGGGCTGCGCGACATGCGGGCGAATCCGCCGTCCGGCGACTGGCGGGGCATGAACGGTTCACTCGAACTCATCGGGGCGCTCGCCGTGGGCGTTCCCGGCTTCCAGACGCCCCAGGTCGCGTTGACCGCCTCGGGCGAGGGCGTCGAAGCTCTGATCCTGCCCGGCTACTCGGAGGTGATCGACATGGAGGAAACGGTGGAGCGGGGCGGGGCGAGCTACACGCTGCGGAAGCGAATGATCTCGGACAGCCTCGACTATCTCGACGTGACCGCGGAGTGCCTGACGGCCGCGGCATTCACGGCAGACCAGCGGGCGCGGCTCGCCAAGACCGGAGCGGCGATGCCGGACGGGAGCTTCCCGATCCGCAACTGCTCCGACTGGCAGAACGCCCGGCAGGCGGTCGGACGCGCACCCGCTGGCAAGCGTCCCGCCGTCCGTGCCCACATCGCCAAGCGCGGCAAGGCGCTCGGCTGTTCGGAGGACTGATGAACTTCCACGTCGGCGTAGCCGAGATTCTGCTGGCCGGGATTCTGGTGTGTCAGATCATCCTGGTCGTCCACTTCACGTAGAAGCCCGAATCCAGCATCACCCGTCCCGGGCGAATCTGATCCCGGCGCTGGTCAAATCGCTTGGCGATCTGCCCGTGGCCGTGGTCAAAAACGACACCGATCCGCCCTCGCCGTGGGCCGGATACCAGGAGTGCATGGCCGACCTCCCGGACTGCTCCCACATGCTCATCGTCCAGGACGACACGATTGTGGCGCGGAACTTCGCCCCGGCCGTCCGCCAGATCGCCGCCGCGAAACCCGACGAGCCTGTATGCCTGTATCTGTCCTATCTCCCCCGGGATGTCAGCGTCCAGGCGACGAAAGCGATGCACCAGAACCGGCGCTTCGTCCGGGTCAATCTCCGCTCGTTTCTGCCCATCGTCGCTGTCCTGTGGCCGCGCGAGAAGCTGGAGGCGTTCAGAGCGTGGGCGCAAGCGAACCCGGGACTGCCCGGGGTCGGCCGTCACGCCCCGGTGCGATCAGACGACGCGATGGGCGGACGCTGGAAGATGATCGAGCGGCAGACGGTCTGGGCGTGCGTCCCCTCGATCGTCGAGCATCCCGACACGGAGCCGTCCACGATCGGACGGAAGCAGATGTGGGGACGGGATCGAGGACGATCCGCCCACCTGTTCACCGAGGACGCCCTGGCGTATGATTGGGCGGCTGGAACGTAGTGCTGCCGCCCCACAGCTAGGGGCAACGGCCCCGGGTAGCGCCGGGGGTAGTGGAGCCGGACTGGCTTACAAGGGACGCCTTGAGCTAGCGAGGTAACGGGTGCGTTCCAGGGCGACCCCTTCGGGGGTCGTCGGCGTTATGGCCTTGTTGCCGTCCGCTCAACGTGCTACAAACCCGGGCGACGGCGACCGCGCATAGTCGTAGGGCGCCCGAGGCCGATCCATAGCGTGAGGCCGCGTTACCGTAACGCGACCGAGAGGAAAGCGATGGATGGGCTTTTCCCTGAGCTTCCGAAGGAGTTGAAGTCGCTCAGCGACTCAGAGCTTTCGGATCTGCTCGCACAGCACCTCAAGGCCGCGGAACTCATCGACGCCGAGGACGTGGAGTACCTTCGGGGACTCCCGGCCGACGAAGTGATCGCGCAGTATGAGAAGGGCGCCCTGTCGATCATGGCGCTGCGCGAGGAAGTTCAGGCGCGTGAGGCAGCCGCGGAGACGTACACGAATCGCAAGGCCGAGATCAGCCAGTCGATCCAGCAGCCCAAGGCCGAGGAAGATGCCGGTGACGGCACCGACGGCGAGGGCGAGGGCGAGGGCGAGGGCGAGGGCGACGGAGCCGAGGGTGAGGGCGAAGGTGACGGCGAGGCCGCACCGGAGCCGGAGGCCGAGGCAGAAGTCGAGACGCCCGCCGAGGATCGCGAGCCTGCGCTGGTCGCATCCGACGCGGAGCCGGAGAAGCCGCGGATGATCCGCGCGGCGCCCCCGCCTCCCGCCGAGGATCGGATCGTCGTGCAGGAGCGCGAGCCGCTGGCGTTCATCGCCTCCGGCCTCGTCCCGTCGCTGACGCCCGGCACGAAGATCACGACCGGCGCCGAGATGGGCGACGCCCTGCGTCGGATGATGGACAGCCTCGGCCGTCCGTCGAAGTCGAGAGAAGGGCGCGAGGACAAGTACCGCGTCGCCACGCTCGACTTCTCCAGGAACTTCCCGGACGACCGCGTGCTGCTCGCATCAGACGTGGCCGGGAACGCCGAGAAGATCGCGAAGATCGGTTCGCCGTACTTCGGCAGGGACTCGCTGGACGTGCTGCTCGCGTCCGGTGGCCTCTGCGCTCCGCTGGAGCCGATCTACACGATCCCGCAGCTTGCGGTTCGTGACCGTCCGGTGCGGGACGCACTGCCGTCCTTCCGCGCTCAGCGCGGCGGGATCAACGTGCCGACCCCCGGGACGATCGCGGACGTGGGCGGGGCGATCACGGTCATCACGGAGTCAGAGGACGCGCTCGGCGGCACGTTCGCCACAAAGGCATGTCTCGACTTCGACTGCCCGGCCTACACCGAGACGGCCGTCACGGTCATCTCGCACTGCCGCGAGTTCGGCAACCTCGTGGCGATGTCCTGGCCGGAGTTCGTTGCGAACCAGAACGATCTGACAATGGCGGGCCACGCCCGGATCGCGGAGCAGTACCTTCTCGACCGGATCAAGGCGCAGTCGGTTCAGGTGACGGGCGGGCTGGCAACGCTCGGCGCCCTGATCCATCTCGTCAATCTGATCGAGGAAGCCGAGTTCGGGATTCGCTCCCGGCTGCGGATGCCGAACGAGGCGCGGTTCCAGCTTCTCGCACCTCGCGTCCTGCTCGACATGCTCCTGGTCGATACGGTCGGCAACCAGTTCGACCGCTACCGCACCGAGGGCGACATCCGTGACTACCTCGCGTCGATCGGCGTGGACGTGACGTGGTACATGGACTCGCCGTCGAGCGGCACGTCGCAGATCGCGGATGCCGCCCAGGCGATCGGGGGCATCGACGGTTTCCCGACGGCGTATCAAATGGCGTTCTTCCCGCAGGGCACCTTCCTGCATCTGGACATGGCCGAACTCAACCTCGGGATCGTTCGCGACTCGACGCTGAACTCGACCAACGACTTCCAGATTTTCGGGGAGACGTTCGAGAACGTCGCCAGGATCGGCCCTGCTCAGGCCGCGTACTGGATCACGGCCACCCTCTGCGGGAATGGTGAGTTCCCCGACACGGGCACCGCGATCGCCTGCTCATAACCATGACGACTAGGAAGGGGGCTGACCAGTGAGCATCCAGGGCATCGCAGGCCCGCGGCTCGACCTGGACGGCCCCCGTCCTGTCGCTCCCCGCCATTCACTGCTGAACACCCCCGGGGTGGTGGTCGAAGAAGATGTCGGCCGCTGGCTCAACGGTGTGAACCTGATCGGCTACCCGCCGTCCACCCCCGAAGTGTGGAACGCCTGTGCGCCAGGCACGTTCGGCACCAAGGCTGAGGGCGACCCGGGCGATCAGGCGCAATTCGATCCCTTCGTCTGCTACCTGCCGGTGACGTGTTCGGCGTTGTCCTATCCGTTCATCCGCGAGTGGTCGGAGACGGTGCTGGAGGCGACCTACTCGTTCGCTGTCGAACAGGCACTCGTCGGGATTCAGCAGGCGGGACTCGGGCCGAACCCGGCTCTCGGGGACGGTAACGTGCAGATCCTCGCCGGAGGCTCAGCCAAGAGTCCGATCGTCGCTCTCTCGTACATCGAGAACGCGATCGGGGCGACGGGACGGAGGGGCATGATCCATGCGACCCCCGCGACGATCGCGCAGTTGAACACCGATACGTTCCTCGACCCGGACCAACTGCTGACGACGAACGGCAATCAGGTCGTCTCGGGCGGCGGGTACGAGGGGGCGACGGCGAACGGCCTCTCGGTCGTCGCCGGGCAGGACTGGATGTTCGGCACCGGACCTGTCGAAGTCCGGTACTCGCCCATGACCATCACCGACCTCAAGGAATCGCTCGACAGGTCGGACAACACTCTGACGTTCCGCGCGGAGCGTTGGGTACTCGCCGTCTGGGACACATCCCTCCAGGTGGCGGTCAAGGTCGATTGGGATGTCTAGCGACCTCGTGAAAGGAGGGAGCGCGAAATGAGCAATCCGTGTGGCGTCTCATTCGGGATTTGCACCGTCCGACTCACGAGGCTCGACGATCTCGGGAACGTGATCGCCGGTCTGAACTCCTACGTGTCGGACAAGGCGATCTCGGTGGCGGTCAACCCGAACCTGGAGACGGGCAACACGTTCTCCGCACGGAACGGATGCGGGTGTTCGCTGGCCCGCTTCAAGGTGCGAGACACCTTCAACTGGTTCGACTTCGTGTTCACCCAGGCCGCGCTCGAAGCCGAGATGCTGGCGTTCCTGCTCGGCCAGACCACGATCACCGACCCCGGGGCGTCCGGCACTCCGACCGTCGGCCTGAACTTCTCGTCCGTCGTGGACTGCGACGACGACGAGCCTGCCGTCGCGTTCGAGTTCTGGACGCAGCACATCGTCGGCTCCGCACAGGACTCGACGTTCCCGTGGTTCCATTGGGTGTTCCCCCGGACGATCTGGCAGTTGGGGGACAACACCTTCGAGGAAGCACTGGCACAGCCGGTCGTCAACGGCTTCTCTCGCACGAACGACCTGTGGGGGCGCGGCCCTTACGGGGACGGCCCGCCCGACGGCTCCAGCGTGACGGAGTGGGCGGTCTATGCGACGGAT